CCCAATTACCCGCAAAATGGGTTGGGGGAGGGGGCCTCAATCAAAATCTGATACGATTCCACGCATGAACCGACTCCCACCCGAACTTCACATCGTCCACGGCACCAAAGCCGAGCATAAAGGCAGGCCACTGCCCGAGGCCATACGCCAACGTATACCCAAACCCGTTTGGCTGGACAATCCTGATTTGTGGGACATGGATGTTTTTATTACCACTACCGCCGATTTTTTGTGGGACACTTACGGCATCGGCTCGGCACAAGATCAGCATTTGCTTGGCGCTTTGGCTTTTCAGCTTGACGTTTTTGTCAAGTGCATCAAAGGAGCGAGAGCCGGTGGGCCAGTAACTAAATTTAACGCCGGTGCAACGGTTGGCACAAACCCATACTTGACAACAGGCGAACGGGCGCTAGGCCGAGCCATTATGATAATGAACGAATTGGGTTTGACACCGAGGGGCAGGCTGGCAACCAACAAAGTTGAAAACAGCAAATTTGCTGCACTGATGGCTGGCCCGTGAACTTTGAAGATGGCATCTTATATGCCGTGCGAGTTGTCAAAGGCGAGATACCTGTTTGCAGAAACGTCACGCTTGCTTGCCAGCGGTTTTTAAATCAGATTGAAGATAAAACTTGGGCATACGAATTCCATGCTGATTTTGTAAAACATTTTTTAATGTTTGCCAGCGAGTTGCGGCACACCAAAGGCCCAGACGCAGGCAAGTTGCTAGTGCTGGAACCGTGGCAGCTATTTATAGTCTGCGCTATTTACGGGTTTAGAAACAAGCGAAACAAAACACAGCGCATGGTCACTGATGTGATTGTGTTTGTACCCCGCAAGGCAGGCAAATCAACACTGACAGCAGTAATTGCCTTGTACGAACTAATCTGGGGCGAGGCAGGCGCAGAGGTTTATACCCTGGCTACAACCCGTGAGCAGGCCGGGATTGTGTTTCATGCCGCCACCGGCTTTGTTGAGGCCATGCCGCAAAACATTGCTGCCCTGTACAACGTCAGCAGGCACCAGATTACTAAAGCAGGCGACAGTCAAACAGTATTCAAGGCATTGTCCAGGGACACCAAAAAGACAGGCGATGGCATGAACCCAGCCTGCGCTATTGTGGACGAAGCCGCCCAGATTGTTGACCGAAACAGCATTGAAGTTTTGCACTCAGGCATGGTTGCCAGGCTCAATCCGTTGCGGATTTACATCACCACCGCCAGTTTTACCAAAGAAACCAAATTCCACGAAGATTTAACCCTGATGGAATCTATGCTGACGGGAGAGGCTACAGATAACCCGCACTGGTTTGGTTTGCTGTACAGCCTGGATGCCGGTGACGATTGGCGTGACCCAAGCACTTGGGCCAAAGCGAATCCAATGCACGGCATATCAGTTTTTGAATCAGCAATTGCTGAACGGGCAGAAATGGCAAAGCACAAGCCAGCCGCCCTCAACGAATTTCTGTGCAAGACGCTAAACGTTTACGTCAGCGCCAATAGCGCCTGGGTAGATCGTGCATATTGGGACGATGCCAAATGCGCTCTGGTGCCCAACAGACAGCCCGAGGCCGTATTCATTGGCTTTGACCTGGCAGCTACCCGAGATTTAAATGCAGTCTGCACGCTCAAGCGATTCGCTGACGATGACTACGAAGCAGAGTTTAAGTTTTTTCTGCCGTCAGACGGCTACGATTTAATCCCTAAGCATTACGGCGACATTTTTGCAATGGCTCGAAAATCAGGAATCTTGCACATCACCCAGGGCAATGTCATGGACGACAGGGAGATCAGCGAGTACATCTTAAAGCAGTGCGAAAAGTACGAAGTCAAAGAAATCGGCTTTGACGCCTACAACGCCGCCAGCCTGGTGGCTCGGCTAAATGATGCTGGCTTGCCGTTAAAAAAAGTGGGCCAAGGCATGGCGGTATTGAGCAACCCAAGCAAGCACGTGGAGAAATTGCTGATGCAATACAGTATCAAGCACGATGGCAATCCATTTGTAGGATGGCAGCTTGGGAACTGCGAAGTGTACGAAGATGTAAATGGAAACGTCAAAGTCAGGAAAAACGAAGCTGACAAGTCTGCAAAAGTGGACGGAATCATATCGCTTATCATCAGTATGCATTGCAATTTGGATAATCCCGTACAATCAGGTTTTGGTTTCAGAACTTTTTAAAGGGAAATCATGGCTTTATTTGACATTTTCAAGCAAAAAACAAGCAAAGAATCTAATTCAATGTTTGGGCAGACTGCTCTTGGCAACAATGTATTGTGGGGTACAAACAACAAATACAACAGCGCCAACAGCCAGATTCTCTATGTAACCACGGGGAGCAGCACAGACGCTGGCAGACCCGTCGACATGAGCATGATGAGTCGCAATTCGACCATCATGGCTTGTGTTGGGGCAAAAGCCAGGGCAATGGCTCAACTGCCAATCAGAATTATGTGCGAAATGGACGATGGCAGCTACCACGATGCCGTTAAAAGCCCAGAGGTCAGCGCCCGGGACAAAGCCAAAGCCAAGCAAGTGGCTTATCTATTAGGCAACCCAAACAATTTCCAAAGTGCCTACGAATTTTTGTACCAATACATCATGTGGCACGAACTGAGTGGCGAGGTTTACATCCTGTGGTGGCGCAAAGACCAAGAAAGCAGCACCCAAACCCCGCTGGAAATGTACGTTTTTGACAGCACGTTAATCAGTACAACCGTCAATGTAACCCGATACCCTAGCTACAGACTCAGTACCCCGGCATACGGATTTAACCGGGATGAACCGCTTGCAGCGCATCAAGTCATGCATCTTGTGGACGCCGCTTGGCAAGGAAACGGCGGTTTTAACAAGGGCATTTTGGCAGCAGAATTGATTGGTTTAGACCAAGATATTGACCTGTACGCTAACTACGTGATGCAAAACGGGGCCAAGCCTAGCGGAATGTTTGTTACTGATAACGTCATTCCTGACGGCAAGTACAAGGAAATTGCGGCACGATTAAAAGAAGCTTGGTCGGCAATGACAGGGAGCCGCAACGCCGACCCCAGCAAGCCAGGTCAGGGAATGTTGTTAGACCAAGGCATGAAATACCAGCCGCTTGATATGCTGACTCTGCAAGACACAGACTGCGCCAAGCTAAAAGAGCAGACCATGAAGCGCATATGCGGTTTGTTTGGCGTGCCGCCAGCAATGATTGGCATTGCCGACCAGAAATACAACAACACCCAGACCATGCTGGATGAATTCTACAAAAGCAGTATGTACCCGCTGTTGGTCAATGTTCAGCAAAAGCTAAAACAGCACCTGCTTGTCGGATACCCAAATTTGTGTGTAGAATTTGACACAAGGGCATTTTTGCGTGGTTCACCCGTAGACCAAATGAATTTTTCGGTGGCTGGGGTAAATGCTGGCATAATGACCGCAAATGAGGCGCGGGAATATCTTGGCATGAAAAACATCGACGGCGCAAATGAATTGAAAGCAGGAAAGCCTGGTGATACAATTCCCGGAAGCAGCCCACAGGATACTGGTGGAGGCGGCGGTGGGCAGAGTAGGAAAATGAACATTGGCAAATAAGACCCCGCACGAACTGGCAATGTTGCTTGCAAAGTTTAAGCAAAAAAAGCCGCAGACAATACACGATATGGATAAAACCAAAACAACCGAGGTAATCCATGAACGATCTGTTAATAGTCTGCGAAGCGCAACTAAATCTCGACAAAAAACCAGGGCTAATTGAAGCCAGGGTCACAAGCTGGGGGCCGCGAGAAGGCGCAGACGGGCGCAGGTTCAACTATCAAGCTGAAGGCTTTGCAGATTGGGCCAAAGAGTTTGAGGCTATGGGTAGGCCGCTGCCAATGTTTGTCAATCACTCAGCAGATGCAATTCCTGTCGGAGAATGGATGCATTTTGAGTTTGACGATACCGGCATGACTGCCAGCGGCAGGCTCTACACCAACACTACCCAGGGCAGTGACCTTTACAACGTGATGCGGGAATCGCCTGCTATGTTTGGCGGGGTATCTGTTGGAGCGTATGCGGAAACTTACCAGATGGTCAACGCTGACGGCGAACCAGACCAAACTGACGAGGCATATTTTCAAATTACCAAGGGCGGCTTGCGGGAAGTGTCTGTTGTAATGTACCCAAACAATCCCGAAGCCTGCGTCAGCAAGCTGGAATACTTTAGGCCCGATGGGTCTGCTAATTTAAAGATTTTGGAACAAGTCTTGCGTGATGCTGGGCTATCCAAGAGTGATGCGGTTGCCGCTGCATCGACTTTCAAACGGGTGCTGGAACAGCGTGATGTTGTCCAAATCCCAAATGAAATTGCGCCGAACCAGAGCGACTCTGATGCGGAGGCAACCATACTCGCCGCCCTCGAGCAGCGGGAATTACTGCAAACTTTGTCCAATCGTTTAAGGAAATAATCATGTCCCAAGTCATCATTGAAAAACTTGACGCTATCGAAGCCGCCAACGCCGCCAAGATTGCCGAAGTTACCAGCGCAGCTACCACTGCAATTGAAACCGCCAAAAATGAGATGGCTGAGAAAATCTCGGCACTTGAGGCAAAAATCAGCACGCTGCAAATGCCTCCCGTCATCCGCATTGCTAAAACAATCCGTACCGACGTAAATCGCTCTGTACGTGAGCAACTAAAATCATTTTATTCTGCAAACAATCGTGTGGAAAAAGCACTCAAGATTTTTGCCGATGAAAATCAATATCTGGCCTACATGAACGAAGCCAGTGCTTTGACCGGCGGCGGCAATGGAATTGGTGGACGCACGGGCTACGACCCTGTGTTTGCTGCTATGCGTTTGGCAAACCCGATGCGTGGACTAAGCCGCACTGTTGTTACTGATGGCTCTAGCTATCAATTCCGCAGCAAAACCGGCAACGCTGGCGCAACTTGGGGCTACACCGTACAAAACAACGGCTCGGCAACTACGCAAGATATGAATATCTGGCAACTGGTGCTGCAAGATTTGAACGTCCAATTCCCTGTTCGTACTGCTGCATTGGACGACATTGATGGGCTGGAAGGCACCATCGTTGACGATATGCTGATGGAGTTTGCCCAGGCTGAAGCGCAGTCCATGATTCAGAACAGCGATCAAACTAACTCGCCTAATACTTACGGCGGCACTTCTGGTTTGCGTGGCCTAGATCAATATCCTGGCGCAAATGCCACGTATACCGGCGGCACCACCAGCGCAGCGGCATATGGCACCAGCGGCACGGGCAGTGCTACTGGCCTGCACAGTATTGCAACCTACGATCAATTGACTAGCAACGTCAATACTGTCGGCGCAAATGCAATAACGTACAAAGACGTTATCAATCTTTGCTACGCATTGCCTCAGCAATATTGGACGACTAGCGCCTGTTTTATGGTCAACCCTGTGTTAGCGCAAGCTATCCGTGGCCTGCAAGACACCAATGGACGCCCGATTTTCAATTCAATGGAATCGCTAAATCCAGACGGCATCATTGGGCAACTGTTGGGCTTTAATGTCGTGATGAACAAGTATCTTGACAACCCAAGCCAAGCAACCACCGGCAGCGCAGGCACCACATCGTTCTACCCAATGTATTTTGGTAATTGGCAGCTTGGACACAGCATCATTGATCGGATGGATATGGTGATGCGCCGCTACGATCAGACGCTGCCAGGCTCAATAACTTTTTATGGCGAAAAACGGTTGGCAACCAGCATCCGTGACCCGAACGCCATTATTCGTTATCGCTCCACCGGCACAGCGACCTAAGTTGCCATTGCAGGGGGAGGTTGGACTCTCCCTGCCTTTTTTAACCATTCGAGAAAATCAAATGACTACAGCACGCATTTTGCAGGGCATCAAACAAACGCTGCACGAAGGTCATGCAGTCAAGATTGATTTAACCGAAGCCTCTGCCCTCACTGGTTCCGGAAACGGAATCGGTGGGCGCACATTTTTTGATAACGCTTTTGCTGCGCTGCGATTTGGCAATCCCATCCGAGAAGCAGCAAGGGTAATTCCTGCATTTGGCAGTAGTGTGCAATTTGTGGCAAAGACAGGTAATGCTGCTAACAGCACAAACCCCTGGCTTTACGCTGCCACTCCAAACACTGGCTCACCTAACACCGCCACTAGCATTTGGCAACTGCCAACCCGTGTAGTCAGCGCCAGCTTGCCCGTGCGAACAGCGGTACTGAGCGACATTAATTATTTGAATGAAACGCTGGTTGAAGACATGATGCTGGAATTTGCACAGCTTGAGGGTGCCAGCATGATCTTAAACAACGATCAAACCGGATCTACGACGACAAGCACAGGCAGCACAAATGGACTGCGTGGGCTGAATTACTACACAACCGGGGGCACAGCCGCTTACGGCTCATCTGGGACCGCGATTACAGACGGTATCCACACTTTGCTAACGGTATCACAAAACGGGGCTGCAATTGTGTACGATGATTTGGTCAATTTGGCTCAAAGTTTTCCAGCGCAATACTGGAGTCTGCCCGGCAACGCCTGGATGATGCACCCAGACACAATTCACGATTTGCGGCAACTCAAAGCAGCAAGCAGCGGCAATGCCAGCAGATTGTTGGCAGAAACTGGTGATGATGATGGTGGCGCAGTAGCCAATTTGTTTGGTTGGCCTGTCATTCCAAACCCAAACATGGAAACTATTGCGGCTGGAAAATTTACGATTTACCTTGCCAACTGGCCCAGATTTGTAACTATTGCGGACGTAGAGGAAATGACCGTGCAAGCGATGGAGCAAAGCGCACCAGGCTTTATCACGCTGTACGCCGAGCGCCGAATGGTGTCTACCGTGCGTGACCCGTTTGCAGGCGTGCGCTTGGTTGGAGTCTAACAATGTCCAGCGAAATCCTTGGCGCACAAGGTGGGTCAACTCGCAACCCGTTTAACTATTCAAAAGTTGAGCAGTTAAATCGGGATGTGGTAACGCCCTGGCTTACGCTGGACGAAATTACTCAGCAGCTAAATCTGTTTGACGATGAAAGCCAAGATGACTATCTAAGCAGCCTAGAACTGGCGACTAGGTTTGCCATAGAAGATTATTTGGGAATGTCTATATTTTCCGTGACGTATCGGGTTTGGTACGGCGCACAGGGAACCATCACCGCACCGATGGCGCTAGATTTGCCAGCAGTCAGCCAGAATCTATACCCTACGCAAGCAGGGCTAACCATTAACTCGGTTGGCTACTACAACAACAGCGCACCGCCAACCCTTACCCTTTTAGCAGCATCAACCTATTACTACGATGCCAGCGGCAACCGAGTTATCCTGACCAGCCTGCCGACAATCACTAGCGACATGGCAAACCCGATCGTTGTGAACTACACCACCGCCGCTAACCCGCTACAGACGTATCCTGCCATTAAACAGGCTGGTTTGCTGCTGCTGACGCACCTGTACAACCAACGCAGCAACAGCACCGAAGCATCGCTTAAAAATATCCCGTTTGGCGTGGACACTTTGCTGCGCCCGTACAAAGAATTGGTGATGTAATGGCGATTGCACGTTTTGAAAACATTGCAATCAATAACCTTACCTTTAGCAAAACGGCTTTTGGCGAACAAGCCACGACTACGACAAAATGGTTTGACACCCGAGCCACAGTGTCGGCGGTAGGCAACAATCTAAAAATCTCAGAAAAATATCGGCTGTACGATAATCTAGTACGGTTTCGTTTAAATTACACGCCGCATATGCAAACAATAGCCAACGCCCAGCATCTGTTTAGCATCACGTACCGCACTCAAGATTGGCGCATCAATGATGTGCAAGAATCAGACGACCGCATGAGCGTATTGATAATGGCTTACCGCAATGACCCGGTAACTGCGACATGACCGCCCAGCAAAACCCCGTTACATATGCCAGGGCCATCCAAGCGGCACTGACTACCATAGTCACGCCTGTGCCGGTTTACGCTACCTTTAACCGCAACTTTGCTACCGAGCCGAAATTTGTAACCTGGATGTTGCGAAACATCCACCAGCCCGTCTACACCGGCAGCGTGCAATCCGTCAAAGGAATTGATACGCCAGTATTCCAGATCAGTATTTTTACCCAAGTTATTGAAGACGGTTTCGCAATCAGCAATCAGATATTACAATCGCTCCACGGCTACAGCGGATTGTTTGGCGGTGCGACCTACGGCATACAGATCAGCAAGGCCGATGTGCAATGGCTTTACAACACATACGACAATGATGAAAAACTCGGACAAGTAATCTTAGACTGCACATTAGATATACCGACCTGATAAGACAATAAATTTTCTTCTACTTTAACAAAGGAACTTATCATGGGACTTCCGTCAAAAATTCTTCCCGGTTTTAGTGCCACTCTTTACGCTCAACCTGGTGCAATTGGCACAGTAGTGCCTTTGAGTACGTCAAATTTAAGCACATTGAATTCCGTTACCGCAATTGCAATCAGCGGCAATTTAGTGCCCGTTGAAGCTATTCCCGCTTTTGGTCAAGATGATGCCGTAGCATCTTTTATGGTTGCTGGCTCTCGTCAAAGCGACAAAATTCCAGTGCAATCAGCGCCGACAAGTATGAGCATTACAGCGGCTTGGAACCCAAGCGATACCGTTTTGGTGTTGCTGCGTACCGATGCTTACAACGGCACTGTTGATCGCACTTACGTGATTGCTGCAAGCGATGGCTCAAACACAATCTATTATGCTTTCAACGGGCGAGTCAGCCAGTGGACAATTGATGCTGCACCAGGCGCTGAAGCCAAAGCTAATTTCACCATTCATCCTCGCGGCAACCAGTACGGCTGGAGCAACACGGCATGAGCGCAATAGATGCAGTGCTGGCAGAAATGACCAGCAGCTACGGCGACCTGGCTGCGCTTGCACGGCAGCAGGTAGTCAGCGCCGAGGAAATTGCCGGGGCGTTGGCAGAGGCAGACCCAGATTCAGCGGAATATGTCTGCCTCAAACTTTTGGAAACAAATGTCCGACAAGATACAGAACACGAATGACCTGCTGAACTTTTTGGTATCCCAAGCCGAGTCCCGCAAGGATTGGTTTGGGTTTACCCAGCAAAAGATGACAGGCATCCAACTGGTGCATCAGATAGCAGCCAATCATGCCGACACAATGACGCCAGAACAGATCGTAAAATTTGTCGTAGAACTTAACAACTTAATGTACAAAGACATCATTCGAGGATGACATGAGCGTCAGCATCAAACTTGAAGGCATGGGCAGTGTCCAGGAAGTCTTTCGAGAATTAGCTGACGAAATTGGCGACAAAAAAGCCAACAGCAAAATCCTAATCCCAGCAGTGCGGGAGGCCATGAATCCAGTATTGGCTAAAGCCAGGGCAGACGCACCCGTAGACACTGGAGGTCTTAAACGCAGTCTACAAGTAGAAGCTAGACGCCCAAACCGCAAAGACAAACGGTCAAAATACATTGCCAACACAGATACCGTCATTTCGCTGGTGACTACAGCACCTGGGAAAAAATTAGCCAAGCTAGGCATAAAAAGCGATGCGAGGGCAATAGCGCAAGAGTTTGGCACCGCTAGAAATCCAGCACACCCATATTTGCGTGTTGCGTTAGAATCACAATCGACAAGTGTGGTAAACAATCTTGCACAAATACTGGCAAGACGGATTGACAAATACAAGAAAGCAAATCTATGACAAGACTATCGAGCGCACTAGGTACAGGCGCAGAATTTCGCATTAAAAAGTTTGAACTTGGAGGTTACGCCTTCCGAGTGCGAGTGCCACTGGTATCAGAAAGCGATGCCATGCACAACCGCATCATCAAACCAGACAGCGCAGCAATTGACAAAATTTACGCTGATTTGACAAAATCCCTAGACGAATTTAAGACGTTAAAAAACGAAGAATTGATTTTTACGGATAACGATGTTGTCGTGTCTGGGCGCTCAATGCGAGAGGCTGCTACAAACAAGGCCATGATGGAGGCACGCATCACTGAGATGATTCGCTTGCTGCAACCAGAAAACCCGGCTAACACACTGGACGACATAACCTACGCAGAGATTGAACTGGAATGGCCTTTGAGTGTTCAGTTGGCCTTGGTAGAAAAGATCAATGAAGTTATCAGCCCAGGCTACAAGGAGAACCGGGGAAACTAATTGGCTCGTTGAGAGAACAAGTCGCAGCGGCGATGGTCTTCAACGGGCATACACCAGAATCAATTGCTGCCCTTGACCAAATCACCATGCTGCAAATCCAAACAATGTACGCCGATGGAGTCATTGGCAATCATGGCCTGCTGGCGCAGCTTGCCGTATTGACAACCGGCGTCTTTAATTACATCAGACCGCCTCACGCAGCCCCGTACAGGCTCGCAGGCACGCTTGGCGCAGTGCATGACTACCTGTATCCCCCAGCCAGCCAGGAACAGCTTGCAGCGCAGGCCAATGACAGCCTGTTAGCTTTCATGGTGCAGGCACCAGGCTTTAATTCGGAGAAATTCAATCATGGCTAACATTGCTCGGCTCGGTGTAGCACTTGGCCTAAACAGCGCCGAATTTGTCACTGGTTTAGAAGCTGCATCCAGAAAGTTAGATCACTTTGCCACAGCAGCCGTTGGCGTAGCAAAAAATGCACTGTTGGCGCTTGGTGCTGCTTTGTCTGTTGCCACTTACAAAGCGGTTGGATATGCTGATGAAATTGCTGATGTAGCAGCCGCTAATGACATTGCTATTGATTCAATAATCAAGCTAACAAATGCTTTGGAAAATTCTGGCGGCAAAGGTGCAAACGCTGGAAAGATGATTGCCAGTTTTTCAGACTTTGTAGACAAGGCAGCAAAAGGCTCATTTGAAGGACAAAAAACATTTAGCGATTTAGGCATATCTCTTAGAGACATTGGCAATATGTCCACGCAGGATTTGCTGCTTAAAACAACTCAAGCAATTGCAGGAATTGAAGACCCTTTAACACGCAGCGCCAGGGCAGCAGATGCATTTGGTAAGGCATCTAAAGGCGTAGACATGATAGATTTTGCCAAAGGATTAAAAGAAGGCAAAGGGGCAACGCTAGAACAGGAAAAAGCAATTAAAGATGCAGCACAAGCATTTGATTTATTTAAAAGCGTAGGCAGAGATATTGCCATGCTGATTACGGAAACACTTGGGCCTAGTTTGTTAAACCTTGGTAAGTATTTAAAAGATTTAGATATATCAAATTTGTCGTTTGTTATTTTTGGTAAATTTATTGGGTTTGGAACTGGTAATGACCCAGAAGTTAAAATAGAAGCTATTACAAAACAAATTGATGAATTACAAAAAACAAAAATTATTGCAATGGCAAACGGGCGAACAGAAAATATTGCTATTGATAGAATGATTGTTTCTTTAAAAAATGAACAAGCTGCATTATTAGAAATAATTGAATTAAGGCAAATAGCAAACGAAAAATCTAAAGACACTAAAAAAATTAATGACCCTATTAGAAAAGTTACAACACCAAAAGAAAGTTTAGCAAAAGAGTTTGAATTAGAAAAATTAAGACTTGAGCATAAATTTTCTATGGTAAATAAATTTCTAAATGAAAGTGAAAAAATAGAAATTGAAAAAGAAAAGAAAAAAGCTGAAGCAATTTTAGAAATAAAACAAAAAAATATATCTGAAGAAAATAAATTTGTAGGTGTAAATTCTTTAATATTAACTTATAAACTAGGAGCAATTGACGAAGAATATAAAGAAAAACAAGCAGCACGCCGTGATAAATATAGAGAGGAAGAAGCAAAACAGCATGAGGATTTAATGAAAGAAATTGATGCTGTATTAAGTAAACAAGGAGATGTGGCGACACAAAGAGAAATATATGTGCAAAATTATTCAGACCAAATTGCAGCAGAAATAGAAGGGTTAAAAATGGCCCAAGAAATTATGGTCATTGAACAGAAATCACGCTACATGAAAAGCGAAGATGTGCAATTAGAAAAAGAGTTAGTTCAAATAAAATATAAACACGCAGAAGCTGCATTAAGTATTTATAAAAATGAACAATTAACAGAAGAAGGAAGAAATACAGCGTATGCTTTAAATAACGGTAGGAGAGAAACAGAAATTGCATTAGCCAAAGAACGTATGCAAATATTAAAATCACAAAAAGAAGGTGGATTAGTAGAAGGCTTTTTGTTTAGGATGAACACGTTTGGCAAAGACATGGAAACCAGTTTTGAAGCTGGTGGCAGGGCATTCGATTCTATGATGGGCAGTATGTCCAAAGCCTTAGATGAATTTGTAACAACAGGCAAATTAAATTTTGGGGATTTTGCAAAGTCTATTATTAAAGATATGTTGGCAATACAACTTCGTGCCTCTGCAAATAATTTGTTTTCTATGTTGGCAAAAACATTTGTGTCAACAGTAACTGGAGGCAGCCCAACATACTCATCAATGCCAGCCGGTGTAAGAGCAGACGGTGGCCCGGTAGAAAATGGCGGCGCATACATGGTGGGAGAACGTGGCCCAGAATTGTTTGTTCCCCGTAGCGCAGGCGCAATCGTGCCAAACCACTCAATGGCGATGGGCGGCTCTACCAACATCACCAACTACAATATTCAAGCAATTGACACCAAATCCTTTGAAGATCGCATCCTTGGTAGCAGCAAAGCAGTCTGGGCAGCAAACGCATATGGCGCTAAAAACTTATCGCTTGGTAGGGGAAGAACATGAGTTTCCAAACCATTTTTGAGATCAGCCAAAGCATTAGCGTCCAGAACCGGCGCACTGTCGGGCAGCAGGTCAGTAGATCAGGCCAGGTGCGGGTTGCTGAGTACCTCACATCGGTGCCTTGGTCATTCACCGTTAGGCCACATTCGTATCTGTATTACCCGCAAGTGCGTGGCGTCATCCAGGCCATTGACAACAAAGACCGTCAACTGCCCGAGACAATTACTTTTGCCAGCAGCTTGCTAAATTGGTTTGACGATTACAAGGGCGGCTTAACCAGTGGGCAGGCAGCAGCCCTAACCCTTGCAGCCGTGCCAGCCGCCAACGCAACGACAATCACAGTTGGCAACCTGCCAAGCGTTTCAGCAGGTACTGTGGTGTTTGCTGCTGGCGATTTCTTACAGCTTGGCATTTACCCGTACAAAGTCACCGCCGAGGTTCTGCGTGGCGGCGGCTCTACAGTTAGCGTAACCTTGCATCGTCCAGTAATCGGCACGCCCACAACAGGCACCTTGAGCGCAGTTGGTTCGGCCTGCACGTTTTATCTGCTGGCGGCACAGTGCCCTACCTACACACTTAATCCAATGACTGCTGGCGCATTTGTGCAGTGGGACGGTGACTTTGTGTTCATTGAGGACATAACAGGATGACCACCACAATGGCGGCACTGAGCAGCCCATCCATCATCCAGGCTGAATTTATCCGGCTCATCACCAGCACGGCAACCTATTACTTTTGCAATGCAGCGGCAGCAATTACCGTAGACAGCATGACGTTTACCAACCTGGGCAGCTTGTTAAATATCAGCGCAATTGACAGAAACATTAAAGCCAACAGCGCCGACCTAGCAATTTCGCTTACAGGCGTAGACGGCACTAACATTGCTGTAGTGCTTGCCGCCAACATCAAAGGCAGCAACATTGACGTATGGCGTGGATTCCTAGACAGCAACAACCAAATCATCACCAGCCCCAGCCAGCAGTTTTTTAAACGCTATTCTGGCATCGTCAGCAATTGCTCAATCACTGAAGATTTTAACGATCAGCTAAGAACAAGAATTGCAACCGTAGGAATTACCTGCGCCAGCTTTCGGACCATCCTAGAAAACCGCATCCAAGGCATTAAAACGACTCCCAAGGCGTGGAACTTTATCTACCCTAGCGACACTAGCATGAGCCGTGTTCCAGCGATTGCAGCCACCTATTTTGACTTTGGCAAACCACCACAGTTTGCGACCGTCAGCAGCAACACATCAAACGCCCAAACGACTGATACCGGCAGGGATAGCGCATGATTCGCGAAGCCAACAAACACGATATGCCTGAGTTGTTGCAAATGATGCGGGACTACAGCACGCAGACGCCTGTGCCAGCACTACAAGCAGCAGCAGCACATGATGAAGCGCACGTTACCAATTTAATGACGCAAATGATGGCAGGGCGTGGCTTTGTTTTGATTGACAATGAATCCCGAGGGTTTATTGCTGCGCTTATTACCACAAACGTCTGGTGCCCAGAAGTCTACGAACTGCACGAACTGGCGTGGTGGGTCAAGCCAGAGCATAGAAACGGAACTGTGGGCGGCAGGCTTTGGAAGGAATTTGATCGGCTGGCAACTGACTTGATTGATGACGGGCGCATTGACGTAGCTGTAACCGCTGTGATGGCTAACAATACTTGGATTGATTACACCAAACGAGGCTACAGCCCCATGCAAGCAACATTCTTTCGGGTGCATTAAATGGTTGCAACAATTATTGCTTATGGCATAGGAGCATTGGTTAGTGCGGGAGTAGCCGCTACTACAGCGTATGCTATTTCGACCTTTGCGGTTAACTTTGCCGTCAGCTATATTGTCGGTAGGATGTTTTCCCCGAATGACCCAACAGCAAACCAACCCGTTGACCAAGGCGTCAGACAACAAGTAGCGCCAAACACCACCAACAGCCTACCAATCGTATACGGCAACGCATATATGGGCGGCACATTTGTAGATGCAGTGCTAACAATTGACCAGCAATCTATGTACTATGTGCTGGCGATCAGCAGCATTAGCCCTAATGGGCAATTTACTTTTGATCGCACCAAGTTTTACTACGGAGACCGCTTAGTTACTTTTGATGCAACAGACTTAACCAAAGTTGTCAGTTTGACAGACGGTGCTGGCAATGTAGACACAAAAATTAGCGGCTATCTTTACATCAATTTGTATACCTCAACTGATGCCGGTGCTATTACTACCATCACGGGCAGCGCACCAAACACCGCAATGGGCGGCGCAAACATCATTGCAGCGGAACGCTGGCCTGCTGCTGTCCGACAAATGAATGGCTTGGCGTTTGCAATCGTAAAGCTAAACTACAACCAAGACGCAGGCACCACAAATCTACAAGCCATTACATTTAATGTCACGCAAAATCTAAACGGCACAGGCGCAGCCAAGCCTGGCGATGTTTGGGCAGACTATTTGGGAAATGAAGTCTACGGCGGCGGCATGGCAGCAGGCTTGATTAATACTGCATCTGCAACTGCGCTCAACACCTACGCAGATCAAACGATTACGTTTACTGACAGCAGCGGAAACCCTGCAACCCAAGCCAGATACCGCATCAATGGCGTGTTGGACACAGGGCAAAATGTACTTGCCAACATTGACCGCATCATGCTGGCCTGCGACAGTTGGAACGCCTATAACGCAGCATCTGGGCAGTGGTCAATCGTGATTAACAAAGCGGAAAGCACCGCATACGCTTTTGATGACACCAACATCATTGGCGACATAAAAGTTAGCCTGACAGATATCACAAGTTCGATCAATCAAATTGAAGCGCAATTCCCCAACAAGTTAAACCGTGACCAGCGAGATTTGGTATATCTTGAAACCCCGTCAAACTTGCTGTACGCCAACGAACCAATTAATAAATTCTCATGCAATTTTGACTTGATAAACGAGTCTGTCCAAGTCAACTATCTGGCAAACCGAGTGCTAGAACAAGCCAGAGAAGATTTGATTGTCGGCATCAATGCAGCCTATCCAGCCATCCAGCTAGATGCTGGCGATGTGGTATCCATCACAAACACCAGCTTCGGCTGGAGCGCCAAACTGTTTCGGGTAATGAAGGTCAGCGAGGTATCGCTACCTGACGGCAACCTGGGCGCAAGTCTAGAACTTAACGAATACAACGCTGCCGTCTACGACAACGCTACCATAGTCCAGTACAGCCCAGCACCAAATACGCAAATCACAGACCCGTCATTCTTTGGTGTGGTGCCAGCGCCAACAGTTACTAACAGTTACCCATCAGCGGCAGTGCCGACAATTATTGTGCAACCGTATGTAGGAACAGCCAGTTTTGTAACTATTGCAGAGATATGGTACTCAATAAATGCTAGCCCAACACCAAGCGAACTATATTTACTTGGGTTAACGCAAGTACCAAGCAATGGCGTGCCTATATCGCCAAATCAACCATTACCAGCAATAACAGCAACACTTCCAAACGGCAATTGGTATTTGTTTGCTAGATTAATAAATGGAATTGCAACCAGCAAATACTCGGCAGCATCTGCTATTTTGCAATGGCGTCCAACAACTTTTCAATACACCGAGCGTTACATTAACGTGCGCTACGGGAACGATCTAGTGGGCACAGGTTTTACTACCAACCCAAGAAACAAAGCGTACTACGGCCTGCAAAACACGCCCAGCACAACCGGCAGTCCTAACGCATCTGATTACATCTGGTATTTGGCATCATCTAATTTTTCAACTAATTTATATTTGCTTTACGTAAACCGTGGCAATCGCAAATTCAGTTTTGCAGTTGGTGCTGCATCGTTTGTAAACATTAGTCCTGTACTTGTGCCAACCGATACATCGGTGTATGACAGCACATTGTGGCTGGGATTACAAGATGGTATTAACAGTATTGATTTAGATGCAAGAACAGGGCAATTAACTGTTGTTGGCACACCAGCCACTTCAGTACAAGATGGTTTAATTAATGTAACTAACAATCCTAACGGCACAATGGTGGTAAAACTGGATTCATTTTTAAACTTTGGCGCAGGTGTGTATTCTAAAAATTTTTCCGTTGCTACATTAACAATTGATGTTTTTGGTAGAGTAGTAGGATTTACTTCCCCAGACGGGTTTTTTTACACTGAATCTACATTCCAAGCTACAGCAGCGCAAACAACATTTTCTGTAACGCACATTGTTGGCGATGTTTTAGTATTTAAGAATGGCTTGTTGCTTGATACAACAGAATACACCGAGACAAGCACAACCGTAGTTTTGGGAACAGCGTGTACAGTAAATGATACCGTTATCGTTATAAACATGAGGGCTGTTAGCACATCAGTTTATTATGAAGATTTAGGATTGTTTGTTGTTGATAATGGGTCAAATTTTATTGAATATTTAAATCAACCCTATCAAAATATAGTGGTAGGAGATAAACTTACATTTACAAATGTAGGAACACCAACGCAGTACACAGTAACAGCGTTTTATCCAAACACTAAAATAATTGAATTTAGCCCAAGTCAATTTAGCAGTTTAATTGGATTAAATGTTTACCGCTATATTGCAGCGTCATCAACTTATCGACCTTGGTCAAGATTTAGCGCAAACGTTACTGCGGTAACAACTTATACACCAACTACCATTACAATTAGAAACGGGTTTGAATCAATTTACGTTAATGGCGTTCAATTTACCGAACTTGATTATGATTTAAATGGCCCTGCAATTGTCGGATTTCCAGGCGCAGTTACAGGTAAAATAACAATTATTTTGTACGCACCCAACAATTATGGCGTGCCTGCCAGCAATGCAACAAACACACTAGCATACTCAGTTAATGGCGTTTTAACATACAATTTTTCAAGCAATCCTTTAGCAATGGAAGTCTACGCCAACGGGGTTATCCTTGCCAAAACTTACGACTACATTGCTTACGGATCAAATTACAACTTAGTCACTGCAATCCCAAATAATTTTACTTTGTTAAATCAACAAACATTTGCAAGAGATGGAGCAGCATAATGACCCAGGCCTTCAATTTAGGGCAACTAGCCAACAACCTTAACACCTCAGGCCAGCTTGATGCTACAGATGGCTTAGTCGGTGCAGTGCCTATAGCCAATGGCGGTACAGGTGCAACTACAGCAGCCAATGCCAGGACTAATTTAGACGTTGCGGCATCAACATACGCAGTGCCAGCAGGCGGCATTATTCTTTGGTACGGCTCAACTGCAAGCATTCCTGCTGGTTGGTATCTGTGCAACGGACAAATTACGCCTAGTTCTTTGACCACACCCGATTTGCGAGATAGATTTATTGTCGGTGCAGGGTCAACGTATGCGGTTGCTGCCTCTGGCGGTTCTGCCAATGCAATTCTTGTCAGTCACACGCACACCTTTACAGGCACGGCGCTAGGCACTCACCAACACACTGTTTCGGCAGAAAATAATAATTTTCCAGGGTCAGACATGGCTGGTGGAAGTTATGGTAATTATGCAACTGCAACAACATCCGCAGTCTCGGCAGGCACACCAGCAGGCACAAATAGCACGGAAGGCAGCAGCGGGACTAACGCCAACTTGCCGCCGTATTATGCTTTGTGCTACATTATGAAGTCATAAGACAAGAATCGTAGCCCTGCGAGTCAGCGGGGAGCGTCACCACCCGAGTTAGGGGAACATCTTGGCAAAATTTTCTAAGAACACCATCTCGCAGGTATCGGGGTTTGACAATCCCGTTATCGCTGGCGAGTTGGTCTACAACCAACAAACTTACTGGAACCTGACCCTTACAGCAGCGGATTCAGCAGGCGTCCAACAACCCGTAGACCTTACTGGCGTTATCATCAACGCACAAATTCTACGGCGCACTGTCACAAATTTAATTGACACTCGCAACGGGCTGGTGTTTGACATTGGCGATTTTTCACCAACACCCACGGCAGTCGCGTTAACCGTAAGCAACATTGTCACAGCGGCAGGCTCATTCACTGTCACGATCAACGATGCTACCTGGGGGCTGCTGACAACCGATGCCGAATTAGGCATTGACGTTAACAATCCAGTGTGTTTTTCTGGACGCATCAAAATTTCATTCCCTGCAAACTCACCCACACCTGCTGATGACAGCATCATTTTTTTGATGTTTTTAGTACGGTCTGACGGCATCATAAAAATTTAAGGGGAACAATCATGGCAAATATGCAAGTTACTGTTGTAGACGGCAACAATGTCACAGTCAGTTTAGATCGTGGTGTGGCAGGGGTTGGGATTGCAAGCGTGCAACTGGTTGTCATTAACCAAGCAAACTACCTGCTTATCACTTACACCAACGGCACGACCCAAACGGTTGGGCCTGTGGGCGTTATTCAATACAACGCAACAAGCCCAATTAACATCACTGGTTCTACGATTAGTTTGACAACCGTGCCGGTTAATCTTGGCGGTACTGGTCAAACCACAGCAAATGCTGGCCTCAATGCTTTGCTACCGGCACAAGCAAGCCAGGCCAACAAGTACCTTCAAACTGACGGCACCAATTCATCCTGGGACGCCATCAGCCTGTCTACTGCCGACATCACTGGCATTTTGCCTGTTGTCAATGGCGGCACTGGAGTAGGAACAAGCACAGGCACTGGCAACACAGTCCTATCAACTTCCCCGACCTTGGTCACGCCCGTCTTGGGCACGCCAGCGTCAGGAACCCTCACCAACACCACAGGATTGCCCGTAGCGACCGGCATCAGCGGGTTGGGCACAGGTATAGCCACATTCCTTGCAACGCCTTCTAGCGCCAATCTAGCCGCTGCATTGACGGATGAAACAGGCACAGGCGCTGCCGTATTTGCAACCAGCCCGACACTTGTCACGCCAGCTTTAGGCACTCCC